TATTTAACGATGCAGAAAGACTATGTATTGAAAATGATGAAGTTGATAAATATTTGATGACTTTTCAAAATTTCCTATCTCGTGTTCCAAAATGGAATGAATCAATTATTGAAGATGAATGTTCTAGAATCATTAGCACGACCGGATGTAACTATTTAGAAGATTTAATAACATGTGTTCACATTGCACAATTAAAAGTGTTAACAAGTGTTCGTGTATCACAAAAGCAAAAAAAGATTGATTTAGATATTCCAAAATTGTCGTTATTTGTTCATCAAGTATATAGCACATTTGCCCGAAAATTGTATAAAAATGTGTATTTGTTTGAAAAAATAATTACGCCACTTCAATATCAAAAAAATATGCGTGAGTGTGAAATTTTGTGCAAAGAAAGTATTTTAGAAGTAATTAGAAGTAGCATTCCAGTTGAAAAAATATTGCGATCTTATATCGATGAAACGGTAGATGAAGAAGTGGTTCATGAAATAAGTGAAAAAGAAATAGAAAAAGAGGTAGAAGAACCGGTTGAAAAAACGGATGAATCTAACAAAACGGAAGCGTTAGACGCCGATGACTTTAGTAAAACTCCTATATTGAAATTGGAAAAAAACGAAACATTGAAAACAGAAAACAGTCCATCGGAAACAGCACCCGCCACGCCAACCGAAAACAAATCGATATTAACTTTTAATGATATGGATAGTGTATTGGATATGGGAACAAATCAAGAACAAGAAGTGGAAGCACCAAAAACAATTGAACGCTTAGAGCAAATAAGCGAGGCTAATATGCAACGAAGAAAGGAAGAAGAAGAAGATGATGATGATGAAGAAGACAATTTAGAAATATTTGACGACAGCAATATTAAATTAGATATTGATGATGTTGGTGAGTTGTCTAACTCTATTAAATTAGATACTCCAATATTACTTGATGACATTGAAGAGTTAAATTAATCAATAAATGCATAAATGCGTAAAATAATACATAAAAACATAACTGAAAAATATAAATGACACAATCTGTGTTTATAACTGCGGGAATGATTTCCTTTGTGTATCTTATCATAAAATATTTAGAAACAAAATTTATATTAAAAGAAACAAAACCTATGAAAATACTGTTTCGTGATACACTTATAGTGTATTTATCTGTTGTATCTGGAAGCTTAGTTGTCGAACAGTTTGCCGGTGCTCCCATATCTACAATAAAACCAACCGAAATTTTTACAAACGAACCAGCGTTTTAAACCAACAATTAAACATTATTAACACAAATTAATAATGTTTATATTTATACTTACATTTACTTACATTTATACTTACATTTATACTTACATTTATACTTACATTTACACATACGACGGTATTTCATCTATATTTATTAAATTTATCATTTGCATTTTCTTAATACTTTTTCTACTTATCTTAAAACAATCAAATAGTTCGTTATTTAGTTCATTGTGTGGGTCGCAATGATGAACTGTCCTAGCAATCATTTTATACAATTTAAATTCCGGATACCTTTCTTCACCATTTTTCTTGTATAAAATATTGCGGTTTTTATCGTCGCGCGTCCATTTAATTATTAATCGAACAATTTCATTATCATATTCATCTTCATCTCTATAATCGTCTATAAAATAATCATATAAAGAACATCCCAATCTACATAAATCAAAACTTTTGTTAGGCAATATTTCCGGCTTATTGTTGTTTTTATATGGTTCAAAATTATACTGTCCACCAGCATCTTCTTTTTGACTATAACTATCACAACACATTTGTTTGCCTTTAAATTTATAAATAGAACGACCAAAATCTATTATTTTAAAAATCTTACCGAAAGTAGGGATTTTATAATATTTATTATCATATTTAACATAAAGATATTTTCGTTCGGTTTCAATATACATAATATTGTTTGTGTGCAAATCATTATGTGTAAAATCAAAACAGTTTTGATATGTTATCAAAGTAAATAATACTTGTATTAAACACGACTTCCATTCCATTACACTCATTTCATTATTTTCCATATAACTATCTAAAGTTTCATGCATATGTTCCATCGATATTATTTGCACCGGAAAATTATATATAACACAATTCACATTTTCATCGGCTGAACTAGAATACTCGGACATTTCACTATTTGAACAACTAACCAGCGAACCATTGCTACTTGACCCCTGATCAGAACCAGTATAATCACCGTCAGAATTATGGCGTTCTTCACTTTCTTCACTTTCCTCGCCTTCTTCACTTTCTTCGCTTTCTTCGCCTTCTTCTCCCTCCTCATCTTCTCCTTCTTCATCACTGTCACTTTCACTTAAACTATTTGAACCCGTCGTTACCGAATCAACATTGCTTGATAAATCACTATCACCCCTTACCTTATTTTTAACCTTTTCATATACCAGAGTGTTTTCCAAATTAATTTCGTTAAGTTTATTTAATTTATCTACATTTTCCGAAGTTAATTTAAAGACATTATCAAACTCGTCGTCATTAAAATCATCTAATACCAATTCTTGACTACTATCTTCCATTTTAATTTTTTCACGATATTTTCTAGTGTCATCATCTAAAATAGAAGTGTCGAAATTATCCAGTTTAAACGCCACATCTTTTGTTTTATGAAAATGCTCGGATTGATAAAGATAATCCAAATCATCATATACATTTAAATGAAACTCTTTTTGAACACAGACAAATGAACCATAAAAATCATTTCCAAATACAAAACGATGATTATTTAATAAACTACTGCTCAGATATGAAAAAAACCCATCTACATATGATGTATTGTTTTTATCATGTATTTTTTTTAAATGCATGTCTCCTCGTGAGATTAAAGTATCGATCGCAGGAGTTAATTTAGAATCATTTGTTAGTGTTTTATACTTTCCAGTTAAGAATTTTAAAGGATTAAGTATGGGTGAAAACTTAAAAAAAGACTTTCTATGAAATACATCCTTACTTTCATTTTCAACATCAATTGAAAAATGATTTAAATCATATGTTTCATTTATTTTTTTAATAGAAAATTTACTATTTAAGTTGATTGAATTGTAGTTATTGTTATTTAATTCAAAAAAAGTAGAGTAAATAGGGATATAGTTTTGTATTTCAGCACATCCTGCGTCTTTTAATTGACTAAACAATTCACTATTATCATTTTTCTTATAATATAAAGAAAACATACGATTTAATGATAATTAAATTTTTATATTTAAACTAATAATTTAGTAATACATTTATTTAACCTTAAATCGACAATAAATACGCAATAAATCGACAATTTATTGTTGTATGCAATTCGTTTTACTTTATTAAATTTTATGGCGTTGGTTTATATATGAATTTAGAGTTAAAAAAGTTTAATATGAAGAACATCAAATTTAATTTAGATGATTCCAATGGTCCTGTTATTGTTTTAATTGGTAGGCGTGATACTGGAAAAAGTTTTTTAGTAAGAGATATGTTGTATCATCATCAAGATATTCCTATCGGTACCGTTATATCCGGAACAGAAGCCGGCAATGGATTTTATGGTAAATTAGTTCCTAAACTGTTTATTCACGATGAATACAATACAGCAATCATTGAAAACATTTTAAAGCGGCAGAAAATAGTGATAAAACAAATAAAAAAAGAAAAACAAGCATACGGCAGATCAAGCATCGATCCAAGAGCGTTTGTTATATTGGATGACTGTTTATATGATAATACATGGTCTCGTGATAAATTAATGCGGCTGCTATTTATGAATGGTAGGCATTGGAAAATCATGCTTGTTATTACTATGCAGTATCCACTCGGTGTTCCTCCTAATCTTAGAACAAATATAGACTATACATTTATATTGCGCGAACCCTATATCAATAATCGTAAACGAATATATGAAAATTTTGCCGGGATGTTTGCTACATTTGAAAGTTTTTGCCAAGTAATGGATCAATGCACCGAAAATTATGAATGTTTAGTAATATCAAACAATTCAAAATCAAACAGATTAGAAGACCAAATATTTTGGTATAAAGCAACATCACACAATGACTTTAGACTGGGAGCAAAAGAATTTTGGGAAATGTCAAAAGGATTGGGTTCGGATGATGAAGAAGAGCAATATGACGCCAACGCAGCAAGAAAAAAGAAAGGACCCCTTATCAATGTAAAAAAAAATAAATGGTAATCGATTACTACCAAATATCAGTTATCAATTATAAAAAATATACGATTTTTTATAATTTTATTGTAATGTAGAGTTTTTGTGCTATTTAATCCTTCTTTTTCCTAACAATATTGTCTCCTTCAAACAACGCCTTTTTAATGTTTTCAGAACTGGTGTCTTCCAACTCTTTCAAGTCATTTTCAATAGTGTTATTTACACCCACCAAGTTTCCTTCTTTATCCAATCGCTGTGTCAATTTATTACCACTTTCTCTAGCCAATTTCACATTTTCTTCAATTGCCTTTCGTTTGGTATCTTGAATACGCTTTTCAAATTCCTGCTTTGCCTTCGCTTCATTTAGATTTTTCTCGTGCATCAATTGATTTAATTCATCTTCCAAATATTCCACACGACCCGTTTTATATGCTTCAGGTTCCCAAGGCATCCATACACCTACTGGTCCAACATATACATTGTGGTTTGGATCTACTTCTCGCAACAACTTGCATCGCAATTCTGCTTCTTCTTGTGTAGAATAAGAACCACGAACCTTTAATCCTCTAACACTTGTTTGAAAGTTATTTTGCTTATTAAACTCATCATCCAATTCATTTTCATGATTATCCAAAAATGTTTTATACGAATCATAAATATCGGTCGTTTTTAAATCATCTTTTTCACTTTTAACAAACTCTTGCATATCACTCATCAATGTTTCAAAGTTTAGGTTGTATTTGTATGACAAAAAGTTTAAAAATTGCGAAAATTTCTCCATCGATTTAGAAAAATCATAATCTTTTAGAAACGATTCAAACATAAACAATTCACGGCGCTTCAAAGTGTTTTCAGGACTAACAAAAGACACGCACACAAATTTTTGCCCAGAAATTGCCTTATCTTCTTCCAGTAAATCAACATAGTGAGGATTTACCTTACCGTCTGCTGTTTTTTGATGTTGGTATTCTCTTTCAACCATATTATAATATAGTATATTTCATTATTGTTTAAGTTTTTTTTTGTTTATTTATTATATAATATGTTTGATAAAATAGCAGAAGTTTTTGATTTAGGAGAACTATTGCGTCGCGTTGTTAAATATTTAGTAGAAGGTTTGATGGTTGCCATTGCTGCCTATGCTATTCCAAAGCGTTCGTTGAACTTAGATGAAGTATTGCTTATCTCTTTGACCGCCGCCGCTACTTTCTCGGTATTAGATACATATGTCCCTGCTATGGGTGTATCTGCCCGCTCAGGTGCTGGATTCGGTATCGGTGCTAACTTAGTTGGTTTCCCACGAATGGGAATGTAAATAATTACATAACATAACACAACACACCACGCCACAACACAACACAACACAACACAACACAACACAACACAACACAACACAACACAACACAACAATAAAAATCATACATAATTTCGTATTTTAATTATAATTTAAATATTATAATTAAATAGTTGAATACTTGATATTTAAATAGTTGAAATAAATT